TACGGCTACGGTCAACTCTTTAGTGGTAGCAAGAGTAGAGAGGCCGTTTGCTTCAGGCATAAAGTTTTCCAACACGATGGATATATTGGTTGGAAGCTACGGCACCTCAATAAACTCACAGACAAGAGTAGATTTTGCGCTCGCGAATGGTGGCACTAATATTCCAGAAATCACGGTGATGACTTTACTGGGCGACGGCAACGTCGGCATTGGAACGACGAGTCCGGCATACCAACTCCAGTTATTCACCGACTCAGCCGCCAAGCCATCCACCAATACCTGGACCATTGCATCTGATTCTCGGCTTAAGACCGTGAACGGCAACTACGACAAGGGCCTTGCGGAAATTTGCCAGATTCGCCCAGTGCGCTACGAATATAACGGCAAGGGTGGGTTTGTTGCCGATGGCAAAGAGCAGATCTCCATCATTGCCCAGGAATTGATGTCTGTGTTCCCTGAGTGTGTTGGCACCTTCAAGGGCAAGCTCAGTGAGGCCGACACGGAAGAGATTGAACTCTATAACTACAACGGCCACGCAATTACTTTCGCTCTGATCAATGCAATCAAAGAACTGAAGGCGAAAGTAGACCTTCTGGAATCGAGGAACTAGTGATCACTTACAATTGGATTTTCAACCCGCTGACGGTAAAACCCGTCGAGGGTTCATTTACGGATGTTGTCATCACTGTGGACTGGCGGCGCACGGCTACAGACGGCGAGTACTACGCTGATTGCTACGGTCAGGTTTCTCTTGGTCCGCCTAGCCCTACGGGCTATACAGCGTTCGCTGACTTAACCAAACAGCAGGTACAGGGTTGGGTTGTAGCTGCACTGACCCAGGATGTAGTCGATCAGTACGATCTTTCCCTGGCGCAGCAGATCGCCGACCAGAAGAACCCTCCGACGATCCCCCTGCCTCCTCCCTGGAATTAACAACATGGCGAACTATCAATCTGACTTTATCTCTAAACTTCTCCACGGTGTAACCGCAGCGCATATGCTGCACCTGATGGCGAAGGGTAAGGGCAGCTACGCTGCACACAAGGCTCTAGGATCCCTGTACGAGGGCTTGGAGGAACTCGCCGACTCTCTTGCTGAGGAGTGCATGGGAGTGCATGGCATTATCGACTCCTTCCCCTCTGAGAAGTTTAGCGCCCCTAAGGATGCTGTTGGATTCGTAGAAGAGTTGTATCGGTACGTTTCCAACAACAGAAGTCAGGTTGGGTCTGAGAGCCATTTGCAGAACACCGTTGATGAGATCCTGTCTCTCATCGCATCCACCCTTTACAAGCTAAAGAACCTTTCGTAGGAGCCTTATGAACGTCAAATCTTTTTTCAAGAAGATCTTCTCTCCTAGTTCCACTACCACCTTCCTGAAGTACGTCTCTGTTGTCTATCCGATTGTAGAGATTGTAGCCATTGCTACGCCTAGCAAAGTTGACGACGAGATCCTTTCTCTGGCGCGGCAGTGGGGCGTTAGGGCTGTCCTGGATGGGTCTAAGCCCAAGGGCGAAGTGCTGAAGGATGTTGCCGTCAAGATCGCACGACAGAAGCTTCCTGATGTCCCCAAGGAGATCCTAGCTCGTGCCGTTGAAGCCGCTTACCAGCAGATGAAAGCATCTCAGGCATTGCAGTAATGCACATCATTGCACTAGAATGGATTGCATGAACTCTGAACAATTCATTTTTATTGACAATGAGAAAGTATTTGTTAGTGACCTGACCGACCGACAGAAGTACTTGGTTTCTCAGATCAGCGATATCCAGAACAAGTTGTCGCAGTTGCAGTTTGGTGCCGATCAATTGAATGTTGCCCTTACGGTCTTTAGCGATGAGCTTAAGGCCAGCAGGAAGAAGGAAGATCTCAAGCCAGATCTAGTCTGATATGCCTCTTGTAAAAATTCAACCTAAGCCTGGGATTGTTAAAGACGTAACCCAATACTCTGCTGAGGGTCTCTGGTACGACGCAGACAAGATCCGGTTTAGGCTTGGATTCCCTGAGGTAATCGGTGGATGGCAACCGTATGCAAATGCTGAAACCATCTACGGGACTTGCAGGTCGTTGATTCAATGGACATCCCTATCTCTAGAGCGATTCATAGGGATAGGGACGAACCAGAAGTACTACATTGAAGCTGGCCAGTACATTAACGACATCACTCCGATCAGGACAACGATAGCGTTAGGGACCGACCCTTTCCAGACTCAGGTTGTTGGGACTGGGAAGATGAAGGTGACGACTCCTACGGGCCACGATGCGATCCAGTATGACTGGGTGACATTCTCTGGCGCTACTGGGTTTGACGGGTTCACCGCAGATCAATTGAATGTAGAAGTTCAAGTCACAGAAGTCATAGACGCCACTAGCTTCTACGTTGTGTTCCCTAATGGCGCTACGATCACCCCCTCTATTTCAGGTGGGGGCGCTAGCATCAGCGCCGCTTTCCAGCTTAACGTAGGCTTAAACAGTCAGGTGTATTCTACCGGATGGGGATCAGGCCCTTGGGGTCGTGGCCCCTGGGGTAGCGCCTTTTCTCCTATCGGGCCTACGGATAATCTCAGGTTCTGGTCGAACTCTAACTACGGCCAGGATTTGGTTATCAACCCCAGGTATGGGGACATCTACTACTGGACCGCCAGTGGGCTTGACCCTCTCAATACAAGGGCAGTGTCTTTGTCTTCTATCGCTGGAGCTAACGACGCTCCTACGGTAGCCTCTCAGATTCTTGTCTCTGACGTTGACAGGCATTTGATTGCCTTTGGCTGCAACGATATCGGCTCCTCGGGCCAGAATCTTTTGCTGGTTCGGTGGTCTTCTCAGGAAGATTACCTGGACTGGGAGCCTAGAACGGACAACACAGCTGGAGGATTCACCGTCTCCAACGGCTCTGAGATCGTTTCGGCTATTCCTACCCAGCAACAGATCCTTGTCTTTACCGACAAGGCGCTTTTCGCAATGGCGTACACGGGACCGCCTTATACCTTCAGCTTCACTCGTATCGGTGAGTCTGTTTCGATTATCGGGCCGAAGGCTGGCGTAGACGCCAGAGGCACAGTGTACTGGATGGACAACAACAACTTCTACATGTACAGCGGAAGTGTTGTGAAGATGGAGTGTACTGTCCTTAGCTATGTGTTTTCTGATCTAGATTGGACTCAGAAGCAAAAGGTAACTGCTGGGGTAAACGCCCAGTTCAATGAAGTCTACTGGTGGTATCCCAGCGTCTCTGATGCTTTCGCCGAGAACAGCAAATACGTTTGCTACAACTACGTTGAGAACCTTTGGACCATTGGAACGATGGAGAGGACGGCGTGGTTGGATCTCGCTACGGATGGATACCCGATTGGCGCTTACCCAAGTGGCGTTTTCTTGGGCAGTGTTAATACTACTACTATCCTTTACCAGCATGAAATTGGATACACCGCTGATGGCGACAACATAAACGCCTTCATCACTTCTGGGCCAATTGACATTGACGATGGAGAGCAGTTCTCTTTCATCAGCAGGGTCATACCTGATATTCAGTTCGTTAACGATCCAAGGGTAAGCCCTGTTGGCGTAACGAAGAAGGTAAATTTCCAGATCTCTGGCGTGAACTATCCTATGAGCCAGTCAGGATACCAGACGAACACTGTCCTTGTGCAGGGTGCTAAGCCGGAGTCTACTCAAAAGAATCTTAGGATCAGGGCTAGGCAGATTGTTATGAAGGTCGAATCCTACCCAAGTCTTTTGGGGTCGGAGCCTGTATTCAAGTGGAGGCTTGGGTCTAGCCGTCTTCAGATTCAAGCGGACGGTATGAAATGAACCGCAACACTCCAATACAGACTCTTCCTAAGCCTCCATCGCAATACGATCAAACCTATTTCGACTCTCTTATCAAGAATCTAGGGATCCATATATATAACCAAAGGATTCCTGGAGAGATGGTGGGTGCATCTATCATGCTCCTGCAATGCCCAAGAAGTGGATACGGGCTTAGAGAAGGCCTGGTGTGGGCAGATGGAGATGGAGTGCTAAAGATTGTATTGCAAGGACAAGTCTTTGCTCCAAGCAACACGTTAAAGATTAAACTGGGTACGGTGACGGTAACGACATGAGCAAAGGTATTGAGTCTCTTGCAAGGCAGGTAGCTGCTAAAGGCCGGGGCGGGGATTCCGCCCTTTTGCATATTCATCCCAGCGAATTGAAGGGGATGGAAGCGATACTGCGCCAGTTGGATCCTGAGATTCGGATTACGCTGAATCCGGAAACCGGGATGTACGAAGCTTTCTCCTGGAAGAAATTGCTAGGGGCGATAGGATTAGGTGCGGCGGCTGCTGGTCTCACCATATTTACTGGTGGCGCTGCTGGTGGTCCAGCCGCAAAGATGTTTGGTGCTGGTATGTCTTCGCTACTTAAGACAGTAGCCTTACCTGCTGCAATCGCTGGCGCTACTGGCCTAGCCGCTGGAGCGGTTGCGCCAAACCAAAAGAAAAGCAATCAGCAGCAACTGTCGGATGCCCGTAAATATATCGAGGGCATCAACGAGAGAGAGTATGCTCGTCAAAGATTCGCGATTCCTGGCGTTGCTCAACTCAATCAGGCTCCCGCTCAGCAACAGCCTCAGCAGCAGGGTCAAGGGATTGGTGCTGTACTCCCGATGGGGACCCCGCTTTTCAATTTTCGGCAAGCACTAGCTACCCCTGCCCCTCCTGCCCCTTCCGAAGACGATGAGACTAGGAGCTTCGCAGAGGGAGGTTCTCTCGAACCTGAGGAAGAAAAGGCACAACAGATTATACGCCGCGCCATGGAAGCGATCCGAGGAGAAGGCGAGGATCCAGAAGGAGCCTTGAATACCTATATCGCGTACTACGGCAAGGATGCGCTTCAGGATCTGCACAAGCGGATGTCTGGAGAGGAAGCGCCGGAAGAAGAGAGCGAGTCTCCTGAGGGCTTGATAAAGGGTCCTGGCAACGGCATGGATGACATGGCGACTGCTCGTATGGCGCGAGGAGGGCAGAAGGTTCTCCTGTCTAACGATGAGTTTATTATCCCTGCGGATGTTGTCTCTGGTTTAGGAGACGGCAGTAGTGAAGCTGGCGCGAGAAAGCTGTACGCAATGATGGATCGAATTCAGACTAATGTGCAATCTCAGGACATTCCTGAGTACTTAAGAGACTACCGTTCTGCTCTTCTTAACGCTGCGTTCTCCTCTGCCTTTACAGAGCCTTACCTGCGCCAGCAGTTTACTCAAGGAAGATTTGAGCAGTTGTTTGGAGGAGCAACTCCTTCCGCAACGAATCAACCGCCAAGCGGTGGAGGCGGAACTACCCCAGATAATACTCGTGCAGAGGCGGAATCTCAAGAGAAACAGGGGATTGCTGCTACTCTTCGGTCTCCTGGTTCCCGATTGCCTAATCTTCTAGGGATGGTCTACGATCCCAAGACCCGTACCTATATCCCTGAGGCGTACAGGGAAGTCGTAACGAGAGGTATGGCGAAAGGAGGGATGGTTGAAGACAGTGTTATCGAAAAGATCTTGAAGGAATATCAAGAACTTAGAGAGAATATGCCTGTTGGGTTGACGGCTGACGACAAAAGCACCAGTACTGGCTTTGTCACCGCTCCTGGTAGCACTAATCCATTCAATGTTACTAGAGGTCCATCCGCAACTTCTGCCTACACGACCGACACTTTCTTCGATCCTGATTTAGAAAGATTTAATCGTCCTCCTGATATCACCCGTGGTCCAACGGTTAATATTGGAACTGATGTCACCGCACCTCCAGCTTCATATACTCCACCTTCATATACCCAACCTTCATACACTCCACCTCCTCGTGGCGGCAGGACTAGCGGTGGCGGCGGGACCGCCATCCCAGGTACTGGCGGGATTGTAGGTGGAGGTGCCGGGGTTGGCGCTGATGGTAGCCAAGACTATCGCATTCCTGTTGGCTCTACTGCTCCTCTTGCGTCGATTTATTCTCCTGGCGCTGCTGGTACAACTCAAACCC